TAATTAAAGCATCTGTGGTTGTATTACTAGATCCAACTTGTAAAAGTGCCCCAGGATTAGTAGTACCAATACCTACGTTACCAGAGGTGTTAATCCTCATTGTTTCAGTAGCACCGTTGGTATTAAAAATTAAATTAGTAGATGATTCAAGAGTTAAGTTATTAGTAGAACCTACTGTTTTAATTACACTAGCAGCTCCGTTTCTTTTTAGTTCAATTATATCAGTATTAATACGAACATAATTTCCAGCTGAGTCTGCATTAGAACTTATAATAAAGGGAAATGATGCAGAATTATTTGCAGGATAATGAATTGCAATACCATCATTATTATTTGATGAACTTACATGAAGTTTATAAGTAGGACTAGTCGCACCTATACCAACCCTACTTCCACTATATACTAATCCACTATCGGCGGCTAAAGTACCTCCGCTATTAAATACTACCTGTGTTGTTGCTCCGGGAGCAGTAAAAGATCCTGAAAAAGAACCTGTGAATGATTGAGCAGTTACATTAGTTGTAACATTTAGTGAATTTAATGAGGCATCCGACCCCGATACAATCAGTTTTTTCCAGTTTGGCATATTTTACTCTCCTTCTGCGGTTAGAAACAGCGACGTTGCTGCCTACTTCCCTTGCGGGCCTACAATAGGTTTGTTATAAATATAAGTAAGAAATGGATTAATTCCTAGTTCTTCCCGCTTTTTTGTCTTCAGCAGCAAGTAAATTTTGAAGTTCTTCGTGCTTTTGTTTTTCAGCCTCTAAGCGAGCTTTTTCAGTTTCTCTACGGGCATGTTCAAACATGTCTAAACATTCTTGTACTTTGTCCATTGTGGATACTAATAATCTAGCATCTCTTCCTGTAACTTGAAGGCCACTTAAGGCTACCATTAAGACCTGATATTCGGCCTCTGAAAACATTTGTTCTATCATAACTTATCGATTTATTTTTGCGTATTCTTGTTGTAGTTTTAAAACCGTATTATACATCATTTCAAGTTGGGCACCTTTAAAGGTGCCCTCTTTTAATGTTATAAGTAAAAATTCAATTTCTTCTTTAGTAAAAATACTCTGTGTTATAACAGGAGTATTAGAATTATTAGGGATACTTCCCTGGGTTTTATTAATTAGGCTCATAACTTTTTTTAATAATGCCATTAATTTTTATTAGGCATATATAAAGATATCACTAGTAGATGAATTTATATACATGTTACCATATCCGTTTCCTGTATCTCCATAAGTAGGAGCAGCAGATGGAAGACCAGCAGCTTGTTTAACAGTTACCATAAATTCATCAGCAGTAGCAGAACTTGCACCTGCAAATAAACTGCCGGTTACAGCAAAACGACCATATGTTCCAGTTGAGCTAGCTTCTACGAAGAAAGCTGTACCAATTCCTCCGGCAGTGTTTTGAATTATAATACCACCATCTGTTAATGATGTTGAACCAGATGCTAATAAAACGAATTTGTCAGCAATTAATAAACTAGTTGTATTGTTAAATGATGCAGTACCGGCAACTGTTAAGTCACCTGTAATTGTTGCATTACCTGAAACTCCTAAAGTTCCAACGGTTGCTGAGGTAAAATAACCTAATAGACCTTCAACAGCTCCGGGTGTATCAGGAGCACCGACAGGGGAACCTGCTTTAATATATCCATTAGCGGCTAAAACATTACTACCAGCAGTTACAGTGGTTGCAGATGCAAGAGTTAAACCCGAAACAGCTCCTGAACCTGATATTGCAGATCCTGTAATGTTTCCAGAGGCAAATATACCGCCAGTAACAGTTAAAGGCAATGTAGATGTAACAGTAGTACCGTTATCGCTTACAACAGAGTTAACTAATTGAGTTCCGTCCCATTTAGTTAAAAAGTTAGTAGTTAAAGAACCAGCATTCTTTAATTGAACATCATTAGCATTTACAGTAATACCTGTTCCAGCACCAACATCTAAAACACCGTTAGTTGAAGTTAAACCAGCACCGGCAGCAAACGTACCGTATGATCCACTATCAAAAGTAAAATTACCTGTTGATGTGTTATATCCTAAGTAAGCAGTTGCTGATACTTTTCCTCTTACACCTTCGGTAAAATGGGTTGATCCTGTATCTAAAGTAACAGTTTGAGCCGAGTTACCATCGTAACTAAAAGCTACAATACCACTTCCTTGTGTTAAGTCAGCTAAGTTAATGTTTACATTACCAGTAAATGAACCACTAAATGAACCACTTAAGAAAGTAGTTGCAGGATTATTTGTAATTTGTTGAGTTGTACCTACATTAAGTTGGGTACTAAATAAACCCGCACTAGCGGTTACGTTTAATAGTTCGGCTGCTGATCCCGATACTATGAGTTTTTTCCAAGTTGCCATTGTATGATGTTATCTGTTATAAATATTATGATCCAAAGAAAAAGTCACCGGATGATGAAAAAAATATTCCTCCAGCAACTACTGTAGGAGGTGCTGTTTTTTCTTGTAAAACAACTACTCCTTCATTGTTTACTTTAAAAATTTCTACAGAAGATGATCGTATTAAAAATATATCATTAACTGTATTTACGGATGCTGTTACAGAGCCAGTTGCAATTTGTGATAAATTTAAACCAACAATTGCGGATGCGGGAATGTTAAATAAATTAGCACCAGAACCACTAAATGATCCGCTAATTAAAAATATAGATCCTGTAAAAGATGCATTACCTATTAAACTAAATGATCCACTAATATCAGCGGAACCAGTAAAAGGAAATGAACCTGCAGGTCCCATAGGTCCTGTAGATCCTACAGGTCCAGTAAGAATTTGAACAATTGAAGTAAGAGGTTGGGTAATTTCAATTTGAGTAAAATTATCTTGATCTGAGATAATAATGGCCCTATCTTGGTTTACAAGATTAATTTCATTATCATTTGGAATCAAGTTAATGTTGTTACCCATTATCTAGTTACTTCTTTACTTAATCTAATATTTCCTTCAATAAGTCTTGTAACTACAGGAGGGGTTGCACTGCTGTATATTTCTAAATCATATACCGCTTGGTTAAAACTAAGCAATGAACTGGTTGTAGATGATATATAAACACCAATTGATCCAGATGTAGGAGGTGTTGTTCCATTAGACCCAGAAAAATTTAATCCTGTTTTATCAGGATTTAATGAACTAGATAAAGTTAAGTATACCTCAGAGGAGTCTACAGTTGGTCGAATTTGCATTCTACCACTGTAACCTGATAGGCTAATAGGTTGGCCAGTACCATCTTTGTACTGTAGTTCAAAAGACAGTGTAGCACCTTGTTCTATTACAAAAGAGTATTTTCCAGCAGACATATTGATTTATTATAAATATTATTTTAGTTTAAGTTATATACTTCCTGTTGTTTCTAAGCCAAATACAATTTTTGTTTTATTAAAAAATGTACCAATACCGTTAGCAATATCTTTATTAATTGCCTCTGGTATTAAATGGCCATATAGTTTTAAATCAAATGTTGATTTTACAACTCGATCTGTATTTTGTTGTAATTCAACAGCGGTAGTATAGTTAGCAATAGTTGTTCTAAATTTAAATCTTTCCGGATCACCCCAGTAAGAATTTGCAGCATAATTAATTGACTCAAGTATGCGGTTCATCTGCTCAATATAATACGTGTAAACCGTAATTGTATACGTTAAATTTACAAAGTCAGGGTAGATTACGCCATAGTATTGAACTTGAGGTTGTCTGTTATTTAACGCGCTAAAATTGTCGTATATGTTTCTTTGATTAAATCGTTTTTCAAATACACCAAAGTTATAAGGGTAAGCACTGTCTAGTAATTTATTACCTAAACTATTAACTTGGTCAAATCCTGTTCTTTTAAATGAAATTAGTGGTGCCATTAACTTACCGTTTTTATCTCGGTAGTAACCATCTTTTTGCATCATTTTCCACTTTTCAGCATCACCATATACTACGGGAACTGCGATTCTTTCTCCGTTTTGAATTACAAAAGGACGAATAACATTATCAAAGTAATAAATGATAGTTTCATCTAAATCTTGTAAACCAATATTAAAAGGTTTTACATTATCTCCTTTAAACGAGCGATGTTCACCTCTGTTTATAGCAGTAGTTGAATTTGGATTACCTTGACTAGGTAAGTAAGGATCAACAAAGCTATCGCTTATTTCTCTTTGACTTTCTGGTCTTACCTCTCTAGTTGGTTTTTTATGAGCCACGTTCTTTGGTTATTTGTACCTTATCACTTGGAACAAGGTGAGTTTGACATATAATTGAAATAGAACGTCCAAAGTCACCCAAACTTAAGTATGGATATTCTGGATTTTTACCAGCAAATAATTGGTTTTCTGTTACAGCATCAATTTCATAGTAATTTTCATACCACATAACGATATCGCCAACAGATAATGTTAGATCATAATCAATTAAATCATCTCTTAAGAATGCAAATCCTAATTCACGATCAACATCCGGACCTAGTTCTTTTATCCCCCATTGTTGGTCACCTCGGGTAATTAAACAATTTAATAATAAAGGACCGTTGTAATATTTTTCTAAAGCCTCACCATACATGTTAGTGGTGCTTTGGTCTAGTTTTAAAGTATAATAACCTACTTGTTGAGTAATAATATCCCCCAATAGCTCACGTGATACGTGTCTAAACATTGATACATCACGTTGAGTCCCAAATAATGCCATTAGGTGGTAGGAGTTATAGTTTCTAATTTAGGATTAACAAATACAACTCCTTTTATTTTACCATCATAACTGTCACCTTGTACAATGTTAGCTCTGATTTTTTTAGCTACATCGATAGGGGATTTATCAGTCATAAATTTAACTTTAATTAGGTAAAATTCATAATCATTACTCTTTTTAGATAAATCCTCTAACCTATCACTATGCTCAGGCATGGCAACAATCACGTTTTTTACTCCACGAATACGATCTACAACGTATGTTAAGTTAATATTTTTAACTATTTTAACTAAATAAAATACTTTATATTTATTATATTTTTCTGTTATTTCTTTTCTGGCCATTATGCTATATATATTAAAAATGGAACATTACTTAATTCAGATTTGATAAAATCACTTTCATCGCGCTTTCTTTCCAATAATGCCTTACGAGAAGTATCATCTAAGAATCCTCTTAATTTTTCAACTAAGAATGTTTTTTCAGCAGCAGCTTGAGTAATTAAGTCCCCTGAATTTAGTCTAATTTCACTACCCGGGATAGGTACTTGTTCGTATTTACCACGAATTAATCCTAACATTTCTTTAGCAATAGCTAAAGCATATTCATATATCCATTGTCTGCTAACAGCATTAATTTGTGAATATACAGGATTATTCATAGGTACATTAGATACATTAGATATATTACCTGTATATCCAGAGCCAGAAACCCACCCAGCATTTCTTTCACTTACTTTAATATATTCAATTCTAATGTTTCCTCCAAATCCGGGAATAGGGAATATTCTTAATGTATTGTTTTGTACTTCAAATGAATAGTTTGATTTACGAATTTGGTCGTTAAATTCAATTGCTTGAATTTTTTCTAAATCCGCATATACAGGCATTAATAAAAAGTTAATACCAGGTGAGTAGTTACCAAATCCAAATGTTTCCATTAACGATTGAACACCTGTACCTGTACCAGCATAAGGGTCAAAATAACGAACGATAGCTGGAGGAGCTTCATAAAATACTCGTTTTAGCTCAATTGAGTCTCCAGGAACTAAAGATGCAGATGCTGCTGCCCACGTAGCTAAATTATAATCTTGTTGGTTATTTACAATGGGAATTGATCCAGTATACCAAGTTACATCTCCACCTGTACCTGCTTCACTACCATACTGTTTAGCAATACGAATTACTGTTCCTAAGTTAGGGCGAGATACAACGTTATTTTGAGCAATTGAACCAGTACTGTTACCTTCTAAATTTAAATAATTGTCTCTGATTTTGAATGAGTATAATTCATTACCATAAACAGTTATTGCTTCTTCAAACGCAGCATAAAAGTGTTTATCCTGTAATTCAACCTCCATAATAGGATAACCTAAACGAGTTGAACAGAATTGAGCTACCTTATCGGCATCTATTTGAAATTGAATATCATAATCATAGAAGCCAAAAGGAGTATCACCAGGAAAAAAGGAACTAGATCCGGGCCATATTGGGATATTTTGATAGGTGGTAGCCATTTATTATAAATATTAAAACTTAATAGGGGACTCATCGTAGTAAAGTAATAAATCTTCTACAATTGGGTCTCTATGATTTTGTTTTAATGTAATAGCTGATAGGTTTTTAATTTTTTTACTAGCGGCATATAAGAATCTAAATCCTGATTCTGCTTTTTTCTTAAGATCAATTTGAGCATCATCACCACAAATTACCATTTTAGAATCTTTACCAATACGAGTAACAATCATATGCATTTGTTCATGAGTTACGTTTTGTGCCTCATCTACAATTACAAAATTATTTACAAATGTTCTACCACGCATAAAGGATAAAGGTACAATTTCAAGTAAATTATCGCTAATACATTTTTCAATTTTTTCTTTATCATATAACAAGTACATGTTTTGATAAATTGGTTGTACCCATGGATCCATTTTTTCTCTAAGGTCACCAGGTAAAAAACCTATTTCCTCTTTAGATACTGTTGGACGGGTAATAATAATCTTATCAATCTCTTTCATAAATAACTTTTCTAGAGCAATTTGACAAGCAAGTAATGTTTTACCAGAACCGGCTGCTCCTCCTAATAATGTTATAGTTGAATTAAGGATAGTTGATTTTGCTTCTTTTTGCTCTTCATTTAGTTGCAGTTTGAACTTAATTGGAGTTTTAGGTTTTCTTTTTTCTTGGAAAACATCTGAGGTAAAGTGGTTAGATGACATAATAACTATTTTATAATAAATATTAATATACAAAAAGACCCGAGCAAAGCCCGGGTCTCTTTATAAAGTTAATCTAGTTTTTTAAGATTAGATAGAGCTCAAACCACTAACAAAGATCTTAGCGTAGAATTCAGGACGAACCATTTTCTTAGCATAACGAGTTAACAAGCCTTTACGAGGAGTGAAGGTGTTAGGATCGTAGATCAAAGGAGTCATGATTAGAGGAATGTAAGGAGCAAATACAGCACCAGTTTCCAAGAATTGGCTACCACGGAAACCTAATAAAATAGTGTTTTCGGTCATGTATGGGTTCTTGTAAACTTTCAAGTGAGAGTTGATAGAACCAGCTTTCATTACACCGAAGTTGTAATTCATTTTAGTTACATCGCCGTTAGTATCAGCAGCATATCCAGGGATAGATTCCAACACAGTAGCAACTTGAGGGGCAACTACCATAAAGTTAGCACCACCACGCAATGTTTTCTGGTGAAGGATGTTAGACAATTTTTGGATTTTAGTTCCTAAAGTTGCAAACCAACCACCTTGGTTGTTGTAGAAAGCAGAAGAGTTAGCTACGAATGCAGTATTAGCAGTGTTGATAACTTGGTTGTTTTGAGCAGACCAATATTCAACTCCACCAGCAGCACCATCGATCAACATATCCAAAATTTCCAAATCAATTTCCAAAGAAATGTATTCGCTCATAACTGAAGTTAATTCAGCTTCAGCATCCAATGAATGGTAAGCGTTTAAATCTTGAGCAAATTCAGGAGTCCATACGGCTTTCAACTTACGAGTTTTAGCAACGATGGCATCTGATTTCAATTGTACGTTGATTTCAGGGATTGAAATTGAACTGTTTCCAGCGTTCAAAGCAGTGTTACCATCTTCAAAATCACCACGCTTGTTATCAGCAGGAGCTAAACTGTAAGATACAGAACAGTTAGTGTGAGTCAAAGCAATGTTGTTTGCTAATGAAGAAGTAGGAACGATGAAAGTAACTGTGCTAGAACCGTTGTCGGTTGTGAAAGCAGGTATATTATTAGTTACTAACAAAGTTGAACCAGAGGCAATAGTGAAAGCACGAGCGGCAGTAAAGTCAGTAGTTGAAGGCAAAGTAACTCGCAATTTAGCGTGACCAGCGAAAGATGCGCTGTAGTTATCGTCAAAATTAAAGTCAGCCCAAGACATACCACTACCAGAAGCAATTACGTTTGCAGACATTACTGAACCAGTGTTGTTGATAGAGTAACCGAAACGACCAGCTCCATAAGCACCACCAGTATTAGTGTTACCGAAAGGAAGAGCAGATCCACTGTCACCATACATTGACTGACCAGCAGCAAAAGGAGTCTTAGTAGTTCCGTATTGGAAATCTAAGTAAAATACAAGACCTGAAGGTAAGTTCATTGGTTGAACGCTTACTAATTCTTTAGCAGCAATTTGACCAAATACCTTACGTACTAAAGGTAAAGCTACACCAGCCCACTGTTCACCAGTACCGGCTGTGAAAGAAGCACCAGCAGTACCGGCACCAGAAAGAGATGATTCGTTAACCAACTGTTTAGCTTGGTTTTCAAGAATCATAGACATGTTGTTTTTCTCGATTTCAGAGCCCATACCTTCTAAAAGGCCGGTCTTAGACCATTTGTTAGCTAAGCGAGCAGCATCTTGTTGGACGCCTTTATAAGGAGAGGCACTTTCCAATAATGATTGTAATTCCATTTTTTTATTTGTTGTTTTTTTAAATTTTTGTTTTGTTTAAATTAATCCTGCTAATTTTTTAAATCTTGTTACCATTGCATCTTCTTCAACAATTGCTTGTTTTTGTGATACTCCAGTGGGTTTAGAAGCAAATCCTAATGATTCTTTAACTACTTGTTTCTTAGCAGTTGAGAAAGAACTAGATAAGGTTTCATATACAAGTTCTACTTCTTTAATAGTACCAGCTTTGTCAAAAGTTGACAATACTTTTACTTTTTGTGATTCGTTTAAACTACGAGCTTTGAAAATTTTGTTAGTGTAAAGCAATTTAGCGTTAAAAAGTTTCATTTCTTGAAGTTCACCTTTAAGAGCTTTAACTACTTTAATAGCTTCGTCAAGTTCTTTTTTAGCTTTTTCAGTTTTTTCAGTTTCGTCTTCTTTTTTAACTTCTACTTTTTTAACTTCTTTTTTACTTTTTTTCTTAAGTTCAGATAATAATTCGTCGATGCTAAAATCTTCATCAATTTCTTCTTCATCGCCTATTTTCATTTTATCACTCATTTCCATTTCGTCGCCCATTTCCATTTCATCCTCTTCTCCACCATCATACTCAGGACCAGCTTGCAATTCACCAGATGCAATCAGTTTTTCGATTTCATCTTCGATGATTTTTTTCAATGAAGCAACATCAGTAATGTCAACTTCTTCATCATCATCATCTTCAATACCATCAGCGTCTACATCTTTGTACTCTTCTTCTTCGGTTTCTTCTTCCTCTTCTTCTTTAGCTTCGTTTAAATCTTCTTCAGAATATCCTTCAGACATTTCTTCTTCTAATTCTAATTCAGCTAATAATTCGTCAAGGTTAAGTTCGTCAATAGGATCGTCGCCCATCATATCCATTTCACCTACTGGGGTGTTCATAGCTTCTTTATTATAAGACATTTCGTCTTGTAAATAGGCTTTGTCGTCCTCGGCATAGTCTTCTTCAGATACATAAGCGGTTTCGTCGTTGTCTTCCATTTCTGAAAGTTTTTGGGTAAGCTTTTCTCTCAAGAATGGAGTGAAAGCTTCTTCAAGAGCAGCTTTCGCATTGGCAATAGCGGCTTCTTTTACAGCTTTTGCGTCAGCAATAGCTTCTTTGAATAATTCTCGATTGTTCATTTTTTTCCTAAAATTTTTTTTAATAAGTTTTTTTGTTTGGGAAGTACGCTTATTATAGAAAAGCGTAATAGGTATTTTAAAAAAGTGATGTCATATAGAAATGACATATTGTTACGTATACGTATATCGATATTTCGAAAAACGCAAAAAAGAAACCCTCCGTTTTAAGAGAGGGTCAGTCAAAAGATACTATCTTAAGAGAGGTTAAAATACGGGGCAAGTTCCATTAGAACATAAAATATCTCTAATTACATTATTTACTCTAGAGTAATTTTTAGTAGAAACATTTTGAATACTTTCGTTTAATCCAACACTTGCCATATATGAACCAGGATTAGAAGGTGTTGATACAAAGTCCCAGCATAACAATTCAAAATCATCCTGTACTTCCATCATGTTTTCTCCCATTGGTTTTAAACTTCCCATTCCGCGAGAAGATACACCAACTGAAATTCCTGAGTCGATTAGTGCTTTTACAATGTTACCTGAGGGTGTAGGTAAAATTTCTAATTTACCCATAATATTATCTCCGTCCCACCAAATACTAACTATGTTGTGAGATACGTTTTTTAAGTTAATAACTTGAGTTTCGGGGTGGTCTAGTTCACCGCACGCACGGCGGTTTTTAACTAGTTCCATATATTTGTCAATTTCCCTACCCCATAAATCTTTAGAATAATAACGTCCATTTCCGTTTTTTACCTCAGGTGTAGCTAAAACACCTTCAACAATCATGTTGCCGGATTTAGACTTTAACCCTTCTGTTAATTTAACAGGTTGAGGAACAAAGGTAATGGTTTCTATAAGGAGTAATTTACTCATTATTTTTCGGTCAATCGCTTTAAAATTTCTTTAACTAAAGTATCTTTAGATTCGCCTAGATTAAATGCTTTATCAAGACCAAATGATCTTAATTTATCTTTAAGAGCATTTTTAATAGATACTTCGGCCTGGTCAAATTTGCGTTTAAAGGCTTGCATATCATTATTATCCATTTTATCTATGACTTTTCCAAGTCTTTCTCTATCCATTTGAAGTAACATAGAGGGATTAGGAACATCAATTTCATTACCGTATGCTTCTTTTACTTTATTCTTATCAGCAATTTTATTAATTGTATCTCCTACTTTTATACCTAATTTAGTACCTAATAATACAGCTAAAGCAGAAGCAGACATTGATAAAGCATGAGCGATTGCTGTAGCATTTTGTGTAGAGGTGCCTAATAAAGTTGCTAAATCTTGAACGCCTTGATTTTCATTTATTTTTTTACTTTCCTTCAATTTAACGGGTTCCATTCCAGAAGAGGCATATTTACCTTTTACTGCTTTTGTTGGGCCTAAACCAGGATGATCTTCAGAATATCCTAAACCTTCAATACCAAATTGGCCTGATTTAATATAGTATAATTGATCTTTAGATAAGTTTTTAACTACAATATTTCTGATTTCCTCTACTGTTTTATCAACGTTTTTAGGGTTTCTTGATTCAACATAAAAGCCTAACAAAAATTCAGATCCACTTTGGTTATTGATATTTTTTTTATCTTTATAGTCGTATCCTTTAGTTTCTAAATCAGTTATATCTTTAGTTGGTTGTTTTTCTTCAGCTTTAGCTTCCTCAGCTAAAATAGCCATGTTAGTATTAAAGATTTCAAAGAAATTAGGTCCACTTGAATTAGACACTAATCCTTGAGCAATCATCTCACTGATAATTGATTTTTGTTTTAATACATTTACTACTTGATCAAATGAAGATTGAGCAGTAAATAAGTGAGGGAATTGTTTTAATGCTTGCTTATGAAAAGCAGTTACATTACCTTTTCCTTCAACGATTAAATTGTATTGTTCTTGTAAAGTTTGTTGTCTCATTTTATTCTATATTTCTAAATTCTTTAAAATCTTCTTCAGACATTATAAATCCATTACCCTCTAATTCAGCTTCAGCTTTTTTAAGTTCATCAGGATTTAATTTTCCTAACTTATTAACATTACCATCATCGTCTACAAGATAATACATTTGCATGTCTTCATTATCCTCATTTCCTAATCCAGTATTGCCAGGTACGGCTTTAATTTCATTGTACAAACTTTCTAAACTAAGAATAGTAGTTTCTTTTACTTCAGGTTCAGGTGCTTGAGTATCGGCGGCTGTGGTAGGTTGAGATTTTTTACGCAAATCCATGATTTGAGTTGTTAATCTATCTATATCATCGGCTATAGTATCATATACACCAGCTCCTAAATTTTCCCCTTTAGCTAAAAGTGCTTGTACCTCTTGTTCGAGGTTTAACATTTTTACTTTTAGGTAACGTTTATCGTTCATATGTTATAAATATATATTATCTTGAACTACCCATCCCCTTCATCATCAATGTTGAACCCGTAAGAGGTACAGCATTTACAAAAGTTAAATTTCCACCTCCTGGTGCAACAACTACTCCAACAAAATAATCACCTGCTTGAAAACCAGATAAACCTGATCCTATTGTAAATGATCCTGATGTATTTTTAGGGGTAGTAGGAGTATAAAGTGGTATAGTTTCTAACATAAAATAGCTAGAGGCCGATAATTTATTAGATATAGCAAATACAGATGTTGATCCGGCAGCTAGGTTAGAGGGGAATAAAATTGCACTTTGGGTTACATCTACGTTATACGTTGCCATTTTCTTTCCACAGATCTTTATATTCCATACCCTTAGCTTGTTTTCTCATTTGTTCTTTATTAACTAGTTTGTAACCTAGTTTTAAATAATAATTGCGAGCAGTACCTTTAGCTTTTTTATTTGGGTTAAAAGCAAACGGAGTAGCATATTGCTCGCCAGCTCCAGGAGAAAAAGAAGCACCAGCTCCACCTCCGCCAGTAGCAGACATTTCACTAATAACTTTTTTTATAATTTCTTTAATTTGCTTTTTTTTCATTTGCTTTTCATCTTTTCGTATTCTACACGATAGTTTTTACGAATATGACTTCTAATTCTATTTTTAATGTATTGTATTTCCTTAAAAATATCTTCAAATTCTTTATCGTCTTCGGCCTGTATCATTACTGCTTTAGATGTAGATTCTAATTGCAATACATCTTTAAGAAGTTTTTCAAAATTAGCAGCATAGGTTACTTTAGATGTAACACTGCGAGTTTCAGGGTCAAATTCTCCTGGTTCAACAATAAATTTACGAGGAGTAGGATCTACCTCGTTTAATATCTTATTTACTAGCTGTTCTAATTTCATCGATCAATTGATAATATTGTAATAAATTAACGATATCCTCATTTTTAATCGAAGATTCCTTAGACAATTCAGAAATAATATTTACTATTTCATTCAATTTAATTACTGTAACTTTATCATCAACGGATTTAATTAAACCCTTTAATTCAGTTTTAATTTCGCTGATTTGGGTATTATAAAATTCTTTTAATTTTGGAGTTGAATCAACCTCAGTAATAAATTGTTTTAATACTGATTTTTGTTTTTCATTAAATCCATCGTACTTATCGTTAAATTTTTCTAGCAAAATACGGTAAGTTAAAATACGTAAATCTTTATCGTATTTTTTAAATTCTTCAATTACCTCGTCTTTAACTTCTTTTTTATTAATTTTAGATGTAGTTAAAATTTCAAGTAATGTTACTTTATTAGAAATAATAGCATCAGGATTAACTAAGTTATCGTTATTATAAACTTCCATTAACGAATATAAAGCAGCATATGCCTTATAGTTAGGTAACTTAATTTTAAAAAAGTCATCTAAATTATAGTTGTCACGAATTTCTTTAATCAAATTATATTTTTCCCGACGTAATGTACTACGATTTAATTTTTTAGAAGTTTCTAAAATAGTATTAATAGTAATATTAGCGGTTGATTCAATTAAAGGTAATTTTTTTAACAGTGATTCGTATAATTTATATTCTTTACTTAATTCGCTTTTAAGAAAATATTTTTTAATGATATCTAATGCAGGTGATTGTTTACCTGAGATAGTGTCGGCTGTTACCTGTCTGATAAGTAATTCAAAGATTAACCCAGAATTCTTATACTTGCTATGTTTTAGCTTGGTCATTTGTTATAAATATGGTTAAAAAATTATTCCTTAATTTTAGATTCATCTAGCAAAGAAGCGGCTCTTCTTTCATCATCAAAAGATAATTTTTTATTTAAGCTTTCTAGCAATGTTTTGTTTTTAAGATAAGCGGTTTTAGCCTCTAATGCAGGTGTTGATACGCTTTGAGGTTTAAGTCTTCCATAACTTTCTTGGTCATCTACTTTCATATCTTTAACTCCTAATCTGTCTCTTCCGAAAGCATTATCTTGAGTGTTTATATCAGATACTTTTTCTTTAGGCCTTCCTAATAACGGTTCATCTTCATTATATCCACCCGGAACTTCTCTAGATGCCTCATATCGGCCAGTGCCATACAACGCAGCTAAATCGTGTGGTGTACCATATGATTTGCCTGTGTCTATAGGATCATTACCCTCACTTTCAATTTGAGTTAAACGGAAAGCACGTTTCATATCCTCACGTATTAAATCTCTATAATCATCATACTCATCTTCACTAAAGTGGAAGATATTATCATAGATCCAATCTGTAGGGAGTAATTTAGTATCCATGATGTTACGAGCTAATTCTACTTTCTCTTTAAGTAAATTAATTCTTTCTTGGTCATAGATAATAGAAGGAGTTGTTAAACCTAATTCAAAGTTTGTTAATCCTTCGTTATTATATCCCTGAGAGTATAAGTGAACTAAAGCAATTTTATATAGTTCAGACAATATAATCTTTTGAATACGTTCTACAGTACGAGCAAAACGAATATCTTCGGCTGCTAATGTTGCTTTACCACTTAAGTCTTTATCATATCCAAAGAACGCTTTAGGTACTTTAAGAGCAGCAATCATTTTATCTCTTAAGTACATAACATCTTGAATACCATCATATTCTAATCCTTTTGTAGTTTCAATTTTAGTTGTTGCATCATTACCACGAACAGGAATATAAAAATCCTCCATCATGTTTTGCATGTTGAATTTTAAGTTATATTGGCCTGTTTGAGGATCAATATATGGAGTACGTTTCATTTTAGAAACTGTTTTTTCCATAAATGCATCAATTTCATTGGGTGGTATATTACCAACATTCATGTAAAATACGCGCTTTTCAGGCGCTCTAACAATACGATGTACAAGCATCGCATCTTCCATCAACACCATTTGTTTATACGATTTACGCGCAGGTTCAATATATGAACGTCCATAAGGTAAATAGTTAACATCTGTTAATAAACGGAAGTGAGCTACTTCATAATTATCAAAATAAATAGCATTGTCACCTTGTTTATTCATATAAGAATATCCTGAGGCCATTGATCCACCTCCTGATAATCCATCAGGATCAAATTTAAATCTTACTGAAGATGGGCTTTTAGCATCAAATCCTTCTTCTCTAATAATATTATATGCTGTATAAGGGATAACATTGTACACACCATATTTTTCAGCAATTTCTAATTTTAAGAAAAAATCACCATATTTACACATTTGGCGAATCCATGCCCATAAATTAAATTCAATGTTTAAAACATCATAAAATAAGTTATAAAGGATTTTTTGTATATCATCATCGCTAGAACGAATTTGAAGTACTTCTCCCATATCGTTCTTTAAAGTACATTCATCCGAAATAATGTCTAATGTAGAGGCAATAATAGAATCTGTATCCATAGCCTCATAATCAGAATATAATTGGGTTCTTAATGTTTGGTAATTAAGTGCTGGGTTATAGATAGGAGCAGCGCCTGTTAAGTGTAAGCGAGAGAAACGGTCAATTAATGAGTTAGTTTCAACTTGCCCAGATTGCTGGATTTTGTTAACATCTATAATTTTGAGTTCATCTCCCCCGATGTTTCGTACTATAACATCGGTTGAAAATAATCGTTTGAGTCGCGTAAATAAACTGGTATCTGCCATTTGTGTTTGTTATAAATATTTAGAGAAGCCAAGTAATATCTTCGTTATCCATTCCTACATTCATGCTCCACGGATTATCTCCGTAAGATGTTTTAGGTGAGTAGACTCCAGAGGTATTCATTTGGGTTGCTTTGAATGAGTTAAGAGATGCTCTTGTTAAATCTTGTGACTGTTGTTGGAATCGTAATGATGTATCTCTTAAATACATTCCGATACCAAAAGCCATTACTAAATCATCATTATATCCTCCTTGTGCCTCTGCTCTTCCATTCCTCCAAATAAACACTTTCATTTCCTCTAATAATCTTTTTGATTGGATTACTACAGAACGATCGCCGATATATTCTCTAAATTTATTTACTACTAAAGGACGGGATTTTAAAGACATAGTAAAACCAGGAGTTAAATTAGGATTATTTTCATATCTTTGAAAATACGACTCAACTGTTAAAGTATCACCTCCTTTTGGAGAGTAATACAGATTTCTATATCCTCTTTCTAAAATAGCCTCTATTGTTGACCACCCAATAGATGAGTTTTCAACCACTAATAGGGCTTGATTATATTCAGTAGCAATACCCACTAAAAAGTACCCAAACTCTTTGGTAGACATTTGCCCTTTATACTCAGCAACTTGTACATTTGTTGCCGAATCCATGACGTGGAAAGTCGAGAAGTCTTTTCCATCACCTCTAGCTACGTCTGCTACTACCATATACTCGCGTGTATAGTCTGCAGGTTCCCATACCCAAAGATTCTGGTCGGCTCCTCTCCTTTCAAGTGGTTCTCGTATTGTTGTTTCTCTTATAAACTCTAACCATTCAGAATAAAATACTACATCACCGGATGTACTAAAATCGCAATCACATTCCTGTGCTGATAGTCGTGGATCGCCTAGTAATTCATCTTGGCGTTTTCTCCAAACCTCATCTCGTTCAGGGTGAACGAACCAGGGTAATCTAATAGGAAGAAAATCATTTTCCTTCGCTTCTGCTCTTACCCACGTTTGATGGAACCAGTTTCCAGTTCCATACGGTGTTGAAAGTACAATTGCTCCACCACCTGTGGCTAATGTTTGTTGTGCTGATGCCCATATTTCTCCAATGTTTTCAATGAATGCGGCCTCATCTATAATCAACATAGAAACAGCTTCTGATCGACCTGCATCGCTAGAGGCTGAAGTTGCTTTAATTTGAGAACCATTATTTAATCTTAATGTTAATTTACTATCTTCTATTGGTTTATCTTTTTCCCTTAACCATGAAGGTAAACTATCATACATAAAACGTACTTTTGTAACCATGTTTTTAGCAGTATCCTGCTTGGTTGCAATACAAAGGACGTTTTTATCTTTATGGAATAACATCAGCCACAGCGAATATCCTGCGGCTAATGTTGAGATACCCAACTGTCTTGACTTCAAGATAATGGAGTATGGGTTATCTTTCCAAAGATTTAATACTTTAGCTTGGAAGGGATATAAATTAAATAGTACTCTACCACGTTGAGGATGCTGTATATTACAGTATTTCCTCATAAAGTGAGCAGGGTCTTGTACACATTTAATGTACTCCTGCTTAATAATTTCTCTATAGTCTACGTTTTCACTCATAGTGTAACTAATAAACTGCTAATAATAGATAGTATAGCAACACCATATGCTACTCTTCTACCTGCTTTAACAGTTTTTAATTCTTTATCATATAACCCAATTTGTTTACTTTTATTGTCAATAATCTGAGTGTAATTTAATTCGTTTTTCTTGTACAAATCAATTTGATTATTTTTATTTTTAATTAAAGTATCTTGTTGAGAAACAATAACACTTAAAATAGTAACTGAGTCGCGAGTAATTCCGATTTGGTTTTTCAGATAATCTTTTTCTGTTTTAACTAGTAGTGCTTTTTTTAATGTAGCACAAGGTACACAGCATTGAGTATCAATCGAAAGCGTTTGTGAACTCGCGTACGAGGACAGGATTAGACATAGTGTCAATACGATTATGTTCTTCATTGTATAATTTCTTATAAATATTTGCTTTACCATTTAATTCACCTAATTTAAATTTAGTACTTTGAATTTCATTTTCTAATACCTCATTTAATGAGTCGATGCGATTGATAAGTTTTTGATTATCATCAATTTTAACTAATAAAGAATCATTAGCTCGATTTAACGA